ACTTTTTAAGAGAGAAAGAAAAGATTTTGTGGAAAATTTTCTTCTTCTGCTATTAGTAGAAGTTATTTTATAATCCTGTTAATAATCTTGTTTTATATAATGTAAAGAGGTGTACAAGAAGTGGAAATAGGTGTACAGATTGTGGAAATAGGTGTACGAAATGTGGATAGTCAGGTGTACAAGAAGTGGAAATAGGTGTACACTTGCTATTGATTTGTACACCTGTTTGTGATATACTCTTATACGAGAGGAGGCGTGATAAGATTGTCTGATATTAAAGGCGGGAACTTGGTTGAAAAAAGCAGACAGCTTGTTTGGGCAAAGTTCACTGACTATACAGCAGGAGAGCTTCGGTTGCTTGAAGTGTATCTTAGCCGCATCAATCCGAGAGACCCCGAAACTTCAACGGTTCAGTTTACGTTACAAGAATATTGCGAATTTTTGGGGCTGAAAATCAACTCCAGGAATTTGAAAGCACAGGTCAAGCATTTCATCGACAATTCCGTTGAAGTTCCTAGAGGTGACGGTTCAGGCTCGTTTGACCTGTATCCCCTGTTCAGCAGAGCAACTGTAAACTTTGAACCTAGTTTGATGAATATTACTGTGTCATTGTGTTGTAACCCGCTTCTGCAACCTGTTTTCTTCGACATTGCGGAGCGCGGATATGTCAAGTATCGCTTGCGCTACACAGCGAATATGAAATCGCAGTATAGCATTTTGCTGTATTCAATTCTCCGAGAGTTCATCGGACGTGGCGTGAGCCAGCCCGAAATTACGTTGGATAGATTAAGGGAACAGATTGGCGCAAGAGAACCTAGTTATCAGGAGTTCAAGCATCTTAGGCGGCGTGTCATTGATATTGCGGTAGCTGAAATAAACGAAGTATCAGACCTGTGTGTTGAATATGACAAGGTCATGAGAGGTCGCAATGCGGTTGCTGTGAAGTTCAATGTAGCTTTCAAGTCTAATGAGCCAGTCATAGACGTGGAAGCTAACGAGGTTGAAAGCGTAGAGTTAAAAGATGTTCCAAAGAGCCAACGGCCTGCCAGAAAGCCCCGCAGCGGCGCATACGAGGATGTGGATTGGGCATCTATTGCGCCAGAGATGTCTAAAAGCCAGTGTATCTTGACTGCAAAGCTGGTGGCAAAGAGATTACCGGAGAAGTATCCGAACATCAAGCCTAACAAGAAAAAAGAAGCTGTTGTGAACATCATTGAGAATGCATACAGGATTCTTGTCAGCGAGCGACTTGATAGGATTGAAAAAGACCCCGGCGCTTATATGTATTCAATTTTGAAAGATGCAGACCTTGACGATTATGCTACGTTTGACGATAGCTTCTTGAAGTAGTCAGATGTAGCACATTGAGCAGATGATGCAGAAAGGAGAAAGAATATGGTTCCAATGTTTCCGAAAAACTTTGACAAAGACAAGTGGTATATGACTAAATACGTTATGCCGGATAAAAGCCTAGAAGGATGGCCACATGGGCTTTTACTTCGTATCGAAGATGAGAAAACAGGAGAAAAAAGTTTCATAATCGGCGAGTACGATACAATCAATGGCAAATGGTTTGATTCCGATAGTAATGAAATCAAAGGAACTGTAATTGCATGGCACATCACGCCTGTGTTGTGGGTCGGAGACGAGATAAAAGCAGCATATCCGTTCTACTAAAAAGAAAGAGTGATAAAATGGCAAAAATCATAGCTGTCGCCAACCAGAAGGGCGGCACAGGAAAGACCACCACAAGCACCTGTCTGGCTGGTGCATTGCAGTTACTCGGCAAGAAGGTCTTGCTGGTGGACTGCGATGCCCAGTGCAACGCAACGGACACCTATGGCGCACAGACAGAGGACGTATGCACCCTGTTTGACGTGATGACCCGGCAAGGAACAGCAGAGGAAGGAATCCAGCACTGTGAAGCTGGCGACATCCTGCCGTCCGACAGCGCATTGAAGGATATTGACGAGCAGCTTGTCCGGGACATGGGCAAGAACTTCCGGCTGCGAGAAGCCCTTGAAAACGTATCTAAGCGGTACGATTACATTGTGCTGGACACCCCACCGCAGCTCGGTCTTGCGCTTGTGAACGCGCTGATCGCCGCCAACAGCATCATCGTGCCCATCACAGCCGACCGATACGCACTGGCTGGTTTGAGCCAGCTTTCGCAGACCATCGGCGATGTTCGCAGATACTTCAATCCGACTTTGAAGATTGAAGGTCTGCTCCTGAACCAGTACAAGAGCCGCGAGAACCTGTCCAAAGAGGTTGTGGAGCAGCTCCCTGTGATTGCACAGAGCATGGGCACAACCCTGCTGGATGTGAAGATTAGACCGTCTATGGGCGTTCGTAAGGCGCAGGCAGAGCGGCACAGCCTGTTTAGTGGTGACACAGCAAAGAGCACCAGCGCAGAGGATTTCAAAGAACTGGCAAAGAGAATTGTAGGGGAGGACAATAAATGAGACTGATTGATGCAAATGAAGCGTTAAAACTTTTTAAAGAGAGATTTGGAAACTTCTTTACGCCGTTTGTCTACAATGCGCTTTACGACGTTATATGTGACGTAGAAACGATTGACATTGACGAGCTGACAGATAAAGATAGATGGATTAGCGTTACAGACGGACTTCCTGAAAGGCACAAGACCCCATGCCCTCGTGGAAACAATCCTGATTTTAGCAATGTAAGCGAAACCGTATGGATTTGCACGCAGGAAGGGTATACGATGGAAGGTACGTTGGAGGGTGATTCTTGGTTTGATGATATGGGGCAGTGCCTTTCAGACTATTTTGAGGATATGGCAGGTCATCATGTCACGCATTGGATGCCCCTGCCTAAGCCGCCAAAGGGGGATGTAGAATGAAATCAACCAGCAAAAAATCCTCAGGCTTGCTTGGCGGGTTTGATTTCCAGCCTATTTTTTCGGAACAGACATTAAGCCGAAGTGAGCCAAAGGAAGAAGAAGTAAGCCAAACAAAGCCGAGCGAAGCCGAACAAGCACCGGTTAAGCCTAGTGATGCCACAGACAGCCATGCACAGCCTAATGAAGCACAGTTAAGCAGTATTAAGCCGAAGCAAGCCAAAGACAGCAAAACACAGCCAAACAATACCGTAGTAAGCGAAAGTAAGCCAAAGAAGCTGAAACAAGCGAAGGAAGTTCAACGTCTTATCGAACAAGGCGATGTTTCCGGCGCACTAGCCGAAGCTGGTTTGACAAAGAAAAAAATCCCGATGCCGGAATCGCATCAGGGCGTTGCAAGCGGAGATGGCAAGCGTTCCAAGCGTATTACCATCCTTATGAGCGAGGAAGAGCGCAAGTACATCAACCGTGAAGCACGGCGGCACGGAATGACGATTGGACAGTTCGTGTACGCTCTGGCGGTTGCAGCGGCAGAGGGGAAGATTGAATTGGAGGATTTCTTAGATGTATAACGTATGGGCTGACATTTGGCAGAAATATGAAGCGATGGAAAATATGGGACGCAAGCCTTATGGCTTCAAGCGAGTTCCATCAAATTTTGTGTTTGACGAAGATAAGTCGGTAAAATGGAACAAAGAGCAAGCGCAAAAGAACAACGATGATTACGACAATGAAGTTAAGCGGCTGAATCAAGAGAAAATGAAGCGTAGGGATGAAATCTACGCAGAGATTTATAAGGCAATTCAAGAAGAAGTCGGTTTTGGGATTTCAGAAAAGAAAGCGGCAAAAATTTGGGGGTACGCTTATGATAAAGGGCATTCAGCAGGATGGTATGAAATAATGGTAAATTTGAAAGAAATTGAAGAACTTGTAAAGTTCGTATTGGATAAAAAGAACTGAGTTGGAGGATTTCTTGGAGGATTGACGATAAAAGTTAAGATTTAGAAAGGATTTGCTATGACTTACGGAGAAATGAACAACTATATCACCCATGTTAGTGACAATGATTTGGCTGCGTTGTGCAAGAGTGTTTACGAGTTCAAGAATGGAAATGGAGTGTTGGAGCCAACTTCAACGCTCAAAATTCTTGCAGAAAATCTACAGTTTTCTGATGTGAGAGCGTTGGAATGCGCCATTACAGAAGAAGCGCATAAACGATACGAGCAGATTGTTTTACTTCTTATGAAAGATGCTCCGGCACATTATTTGAAATGATGAGTTTTAAGGAGAATCATAATGGGTAAGTATGTGAAGCGAGAAGATGTCTTAAAAAAGCTAAAAGATG